CTTCCTCGGCACGGTCTGCTCGATGGGCGACGACACTGACGCCGAGGCGTTTGTTGTTGCGATCGATAGCTCTGGCGACGTTCGAGTGCACATTCGCGGCAGCGGCAACGAGCGCATCTTCACGGCGGCGATCGACACCGGCACCGAGCATCATGTCGCTGTCGAGCTGAACGGTACGCTGCTCACTGACGTCAACTGCTACGTGAACGGCGCACTCGCCTCGGTCGGCACCGCTGGCTCTGGTACGACGCTGCTCGCCGGCAGCGCCGAGAACCTCACCCTCGGGTCGGTCGGCAACCTGACGACGCTAGGCGGCACGCCATACATCGACGCGACGGGCAAGCTGCAACACTTCGCTGTCTACTCGGCCGAGTGGGGCGCGACAACTACCGACTCGGCAGCAATCGCCGACTATCATCACGAGGCGCTCTCTTAAAACGAGACGCGCCTCACAAATTTCTTACACTTTCTCTTAATAGGGCGTTGACTTACTAAGTCATAGCCCTATAATACTCTCATCGACTGACAACAACGACGCAGGAAATTAGAGAAAATGATGACACGAGAAGAAAGACACGAACGCACCATTCAAGAGAACATCGAGAAGCTGAACGGTATGTTCGCTGGCGAGTACACCGTCGAGAACGGCGTTATGACTTGGAACAGCAACGGCAACGTGCCCTTCGATGACATGCTTGAAGCCGCTGCTCGCATGGGCGAAGAGATCGACATGCAGGCTTGCCAGAGCAAGCGCGACGGCGACACGCTGGCCTTCTTGAAAGAGTACAAAGAAGCTCGCAGCAACATGAGCGAAGAGCAGAAGCGAGAAGAGGCTTACGAGCGCCGCGCCGCCTTCGGTCCTGGCAAGACGATTGTAGACGTATTCACTGGCGAGACCGTTCGCACATAAGCGGTTTCCTGCAGGGGCCGCGATGGCCCCAACTTCGGCCCCGCTTCGGCGGGGCTTTTTTGTGACAAACTTCTCACAATATTCTCATAACATAGTGTGTGGTTTCTCCTTTATGATTCCCCCGCAAGCGGTAAAAAGGAGAAATCACCTAATGCGAATTTTATTGACAATACTCGCCATTCTGGCGACGACGACCGCCTACGCTGGCGGCAACAACAACACCGGCGGCAATAGCTGCCAAGGCAATTGCCCGCAGTCGAACGGCGGCGGCGGCCCGATCGAGATCACCAACACCAACACCAACACCAACACCAACACGGCGAACGCAAGCGCCGGGGCTGTCGCTGGTGCTTCTGCGGTCTCTGGCTCTCAGTCTATCGCGGGCGGCGGCGATGCCGTAGCGGTCGGCCAGGGCGGCAACTCGAACGCGATCAACGGCGGCAACACCGTGCAGGTCGCAGGCGGCGACACTCTGCTCGATGCTGGCGACGTGCTGGTCGACGGCGGCGACACTCACGTCAACGTCGACGGCGCTGATCTGAACGTCGAAGGCTCGCAGATGTCTGTCGGCTCTACCCTGGTCGACGCGAGCAGCTCGTACCGCGTCCCAGCGCACGCAGACGCCGGTCTCGCGATGTCTATGCTGCAGGGCTGCTATGGTATCGGCGGGGCCGATGCACGCGGCAGCGGCTCTCAGAGCGCCGGGGGCTTGACGTTGAACCTCTTCAAGCTGACGAACGACCGCTGCGTGCTGAACGCGAAGGCGCTCGAAGCTCAGGCGAACGGCAACCTCAAGGGCTACGTGACCATGACATGCGCCGACCGGGCCGTCTGGAAAGGCTACCGCGACGTCACCTCAGCACTCGAAGAGCGCAAGGTCGACAAGGGCGAGGCGATCCGCATCTGCGTGGCTGAGATGACCGAGACCGCTCTGATCATGTCGAAGCGCGTCACGAACATCGAGGCGAAAATGATCGAGATACTGGAAGGCGAAGGCTACGATGACGAAGAGATTCGTCGCCGGCTGCGCACTCTCGAAGACGTGGCGCACTTGCCGAACAAGGGCTTCTTGCTCAAAGATCACTCGGACTGACCTGCAGCAAATTTGCTACACCCTAAGCCGGCCTTGCGCCGGCTTTTTTGTGCGCGTGATTTATTTCACATTTTTTTACAATAAGGCATTGACGCGTTATGCTGAGTCCGTATAATGAGCACCATACACAACGACAAAAGAGCAGGAAAAAATGAACAACGCACAAATCGAACTGAAGACTGAACTCGAAAAAATCCCCGGTATCGTGACTGATCTCGATCACTGGGCCGAGATGGGAGTCTTTACCGTGGCCGACCTCGACGCCTACTTCGACGACGAGATCGAGAAAGAAGAACGCAAGGCGCGCTACTCGTAAGCGCGCAAGGGAGTATCAATCATGTATTTCGCAACTCACAAATTGCCGACCGAAAATCTGCCGAAGCTGCACAAGCAGGTCAAGCAGCTCAACAACAAGGCCGCGAAGGCTCGGGTCACCTCGGGCAGCCTCAAAATCACCGTACTGCACGAAGTCATCCAGTGCGTCGGTCGAGACGAGAAAGGCCGCGAAGTCTTTCGCTCTTTCACCTGGGTCACCTTTCTGAGCAACGCTGACTTCGTTCTCGAAGGCTACAAGTTCGTCGCTCGCTACGACTTCGAGCGCGACGTCGAAGGCAACCCGGTCTGCCATCTGCACGCTATGCCTGGCGCTGACGTGCCGGCCGAGTTCAAAGAGACCGACGGGCACTGCGATCACTGTAACGCTCGCCGCTATCGCAAGAACACCTTTCTCGTGCTGAACACCGAGACGGGCGAGTACAAGCTCTTCGGCCGCCAGTGCTTGAAGGACATCTTCACGGTCAGCGTCGCGCAGATCGCGAACCTCTTCGAGTTCGTCCGCAACCCTGGCTCGATTGCCGGCTATGACGAAGACATGCCTCACGGCGTTCGTCTCCCGCACTACGACCCGAACGACAAAGTGCTCGGCTGGGCGGTCAGCGTGTTCAACAAGAAGGGCTTCGTCTCTAAGCGCGTCGCCGACGAGCAAGATCGTCAGAGCACGGCCGAACTCGTGAGGTGGCTCATGCTAGACCAGACTCGTATGAGCAACCAAGAGCGCCAGGCGCACCAAGAAGCTCGCAAGGAGTTCTTTCCTACCGAAGCTGATCGGGCTGACGTTGAGCTGCTCAAGGGCTTGATCGCCGACGCTGAGGCTGACAACGACTACATCGAGAAGTTGCAGAAGGTCAACGCACAAGGTCACTGCAGCTCTGCGAACTTCAACTTGTTCGTCAGCGCGGTCACTCTGCTCAAGAAGCACCGGGTCACCGAAGAGCGTGCCGAGGCCGTCAAGAACGTGCCCGACGTTGTCGAAGGCCGTCAAGAGATCACCGGCGAGATCGTGAGCTTCAGGGCTGAGCCTGGGTATGGCTACTACGACCCCGACGTGATCAAGGTCTTGATTCGTGACGACGAAGGTCGCAAATACTGGGGCACCTACCCGGCAGCTCTGGGCACGCCGACCGAAGGCGATCGTGTCACCCTGACGGCAACCGTCAGCCAGGGCCGAGACGACAGCAAATTCGGAATTTTCAAGCGACCGGCGAAGGCGTCGGTCGTGTCTTCAGTCAACGAGAGGGCCGCAGCATGAACATCAACATGACGCACTTGCAAAAACTGAGAGTTACAGGCAGCAACGGAATCAGCAAGCTCGACGACGGCGACATCGAGGTCGCCTTCTACGACTACATCGAAGAGCCCGACATGATGGGGCCAGACGACAAGGGGCGGCTCTTGTTCCGCGAGATCTTCGCCCGCTGGCAGCGCGCCCAACGTGTCACGCCGGTCAGCGACGAGATCACCGAGAAAGCCTACAAGTACGACGAGCTGCAGCGCGTTCTGAGCGAGGTGCTGTCGTGAGCGCGATCAGATCAACCGTTACCAACGCCGCCGGCTTCGCTGGCTACAAGAAGGGTGACGTCATAAAGGTCGACACCGATCGGCAATACTTCGTCGGGGCCGACGGCGGCACCGGCTGGGCCTGGCTGCAGACGAGCGGGCTCTACAAGATCACAAGCGCAACACCGACGACGCTCGACGTCGTCGAGTACCGCAACGACCGTCAAGTCTTGTTGTGGATGAGGGCTGTCTTGCTCGCCAAGTTTGGCACGCTGGCGAACCTGGCGCTGCTGCTCGCGTGGCTTTGAAGGCTGCACGAGCGGCCCTTGAGTCGGGCGATTGTACCGGGCGGCGCTTGCGTCGCTCTACGGGCCTCTCAGGGCGTCTGACGAGGTGTCGGTCTTGTCAGTTTTGTTGATCATTCTCTGACGGCCTTCGATCTGGCCCATAATCCGCTTCAGCGCCGAGCCGACCTCGATCTTGCCGTGGTCGTTTTCGGTCGCTCGCAGGGCCCCCCTGATCAGCCGGCGCAGATCATTCGACGATATCTCAATCTTCACGAAGCGCGCCGCGCTATCTCTGCAAGCAGCTCTTCAGTCGTGGCTGAGCCGATCGCTGCCGCTTTGGCGTCGGCCGGCTTCATGAGACCCCGCTCGCGCATGTCGATCACGTCTTGCTTGAGCTGGTTGCGCTGAGCGACGACCTGATCGTGACGCTCTTGCCAGGTCACCTCGGCCTGCTCTCGCTCTTCAAGCTCTCGATGACACTTGCGCAGCTCGTTGTGGCCATTGAGCAGGGCGGTCACCGCAGCGGCCAGACCTTGCGGATATTCGCCGTCCATCTCTTGACCGCAAAGGCTGCAATTAGTTGTTACTCTGCAGGGCATAATCTCTCACCTTATGATTTTGTGATCTTCAGATAGAGCGCCGGGTTGTCGACCTGAAAAGGCGACAAGTAGGCGTTCATGTTTGTCTCGTTGATGTCGATCGCCGGCAGCGTGTTGACCGGGTTATTGAGTAGAGCGATCACCTGGGCACCGAGGTCGCGCAGAAACTCGTCAGACGGCCGCACGCAGGCGTAGCCGTTGAGGTGAATCTTCCCATGCGCTAGGGCGTGCATCACCGCATATTGAAGCTGGGCTTGCGTGACGGGGCGACGCAGGTCGAAGTCGTAGTCGGTCTCTATGTCTATAGTCAAAATGGTATATCCCTGATGAACATCTCGCAGCCGGTCGCGAGCACGCTGGTCGGTATCGGCTGGTCGTTCGCCGCCTGGCAGACCGGGCCGCTGTCGTCGCCGGCCAGATGCTCGCAGTTAAAGCAAGCCGGCGTGCTGAGCTGGGCGTCGATCGCGTCTCTGATTTTTATGAGCAGTTCGCGGTCAGTCATCGGCGTGCTCGTCGTGGTATTTAATGACGTGCTTGCGCACCGCTTCGATCATCTCTTCGCTCACTGGCAGCTCGCGCAGGGCGTGCATCACCGTTGTATGGTGTCGGTTCACGAAGTAACCGATCGACGGCAGCGAAAGCTCTTGATCACGCAAGAGCCTCATGGCAAGCCAGCGGGGCGTGACCAGCATCGTCGACCGTGACTTGCCGAGCACTTGCTTCTCAGGCACTCGAAAATAATCGCATACGCCTGCAATGATCAGGCTCGGGTCTTGTGGTCTCATCATTAGAACGGTATCTCGTCTTCGCCGATGCTATCCCAGTCAGGCAGGATAGGCTCGGGCGGTTTTACAGGTTCGAACGCGAAGTCGTACTTCACGACCCGATCATACTTGCCCTCTTTCCTGACCATGATGCGGCCGGGCTTTTTGAGGTACTCCCGGCCGAGCAAGACGTGCTCAGTCGTGGATTCTGCCGACGTCGCCGGGTCGATGCCTCGATCGGTCAGCCAGCGGGTCGCCTTCGTCTTCGCATAGCCTTCATGATCAGGGCAGACCCATTCGTCGAAGAACTGCAGGCCGCAGCGGTAGGTCACCTTGACCGAGTCAGGCTTGCCGAGCTTCTCGTGCCGGCGGTAGGTCACCTCGTTCACCTCGAACCATTCAGGCTGAGCCAGTGTCGAGATGATCGCTTGCGTGCTTGCCGTCTCTTCGTGCTTGGGCGGCCAGACATACTGACAATGTGGGCAGATGCGCGCATTGACTGCAACGATCGCATGGCAGTCTGGGCACTCTTTCGTCGGGGCCGTGCCGGCGAGTTCGACCTCGCCTGCAACGCCGCCGAGCTTGTCGATAATGTTGATCGTGTCGACCGGGCCGTGCCGGTTCACATTGCCGGCGAAGTCGAGCACGAGGCAGTCTTGCTTGCCGTTCTCTGGGTTGAGCCGCATGCCTCGGCCGCACATCTGAATATAGAGCGCCGCCGACTGAGTCGGTCTCAAGAAAGCGATCAGGTCGCAGATCGGCGCATCGAAGCCGGTCGTCAAGATGTCGCAGTTCGTGAGGCACTTGATCCTGCCGGCCTTGAACTCTGAGATGATATGCTCGCGCTCATCTTTGGGCGTCTCGCCGTGAAGGCATTCAGAGACGACACCGTGACGCGAGCGCATGAAGTCAGCGACGTCTTGCGCGTACTCGACGCCAGGGCAGAACACGAGCCAGGCGTTGCGGTCTTGGCCGTACTCGACGATCTCGGCGCAGGCTGCCACCTTCACGCGGGTCGCCTCGTCGACCATGTCGGACGTCTTGAAGTCGCCGCGCACCGTCTTCATGCCGTCGGTATTCATTCTCTCGACGCCGGCCTTCGAGATCAGGGGCACGAGATGGCCTTCGTCGATCAGCCTGGTGATCGGCAGATTGTAGGCGATGTCAGTGAAGAGCGCGTCGTCGCCAGTATGCAAAAAGCCAGAGTCGAGCCTGAACGGCGTCGCGCTGAAGCCGATGACCTTGACCTTGTCGTTGATGGTCATCATGTCATCGAGAAAGCGCCGATACATCGTGTCGTTCTTGGCGGGCACGAGATGCGCTTCGTCGATCGTGATCAGGTCGAACCGGCCGAGCTGGTCGGCCTTGTTGTGCACCGATTGAATGCCGGCGAAGATCATCGGGTTGAATCGGTCGCGGCGCTTCATGCCGGCGCTGTTGATGCCGATGTCAATCTGCGGGCTGAGCCGCGACATAGTCACCGAGTTCTGCTCTATCAGCTCTTTGACGTGCGTTAGTGACAGTATGCGCTGGCCCGGCCAGCCGAGAATGACGTCGCTGCAAAAGCTCGCGTGAATGACAGACTTGCCGCCGCCGGTCGGGACAACAGCCAGCGGGTGACCGTTGTGCGAAGAGAAGTAATTGAAGAGCGCGTTCTTGCACTCTGATTGATAACCTCGAAGCTGCACTAGGTCATCGCCCTCAACTGGTTGGTGAGTTTCGTTCTGAGGCACTTCGCTGCAGACGTGGCTGCGGCGAGCTGCGACTCTAAACTCTCAAGGTAGCCGTGCCGCTGTAACAACATTTCAGCCGCGAGAACGTGCTCGACCTTGATGGCGTGCGGATTCTCAAGCCGGTATCTGATCGCCTGGGTTGAGATTCCGAGGGCGCGAGCGACCTCGATGAATCTGGCGTTGTTGGCTCTCGGGTGCGTCTTCGGCAAAGTGTCGGCCAAGCTCTCGACGAGCGTCGCGTACCGATTGCTCAAAGCAATCTGGCTATTTTCCATGTCTAACGATCCTGAGATGCTTGCGGCCGGCCCCGAAGTCTAGCACTCCATAGCCGTCTGGTATAGCTTGAACGCAGCCGCCTTTCTCAAGAAAGGCTTGAACGTCTGCCGCGATCTTGTCTCTGACTCGCTGCTTGTTCTCGACCGGGTCTTCTGCCGCGTCTTGCGCGTGCTTGATCGGGCCGCTTGTCGTTGTCATGGGCGCGAGCCCTTTGCCGAATCTACTGCTCATTCTGTTACCTCGTGGGTCTCGATTAGTGTGCCGTTGAACTCTTGCTTCAGCGTGTCGACGACCTCGTCGCCGATCATGTTCTTCGCGTCTGCCTTGTATATCTCGACCGAGCTGTATCCGGTCGGGCCGTTCTTAAATACCTTGCCGGTGATCTTGTTCGTGTAGACGACGTCGTCGTCGATCGCGTCGATCGGCTCTGCCCACGTCTCAAGCATCTGGGGCAAGTAGGCGTGCGAGGCGCAGCCGTTCATCTGCTGATTCTTGTCGAGCTGCAGGTTGTACTTCTCGCAGAGCCAGGTCGCCTCACCGTCGGGCGCTGCAGTCGCATGCACGCATGACCTGCAGGTCGGGACGGGTGCGGCTTTAGAATGGCAGGTCGCGCTATGGTCGCAGAAGTTACACTGCCACCATGCCGGGTCGTCAGAGATGCGCGCCGGCGGTTCGACTGACTCGATGATCGTGCGCGCTCGCTCCATGATCTGCACGAACTCTTTCTTGTTGAATTTGACGCGCTCAATGTAGAGGTCGTCGTCATTCTTGTTGACGGCCATATAGAGCGCCCGGTCGATTGAGCTGAGGCCCATATAAACCTGCATCTGCGCATAGTGCTCGGGCTTCGACTGCTCGACGCCATCCTTCACGAGTGACTTGAAGCTCTTATCGTTGTGCGTCTTCATCTCGATAATGTGCGGGCTCTTCGGGGCTTCGGGCACGCCTTCGGTCGCGATGCCGTCACCGCTGCCGCCGAAGTGACCGCCGTGCGCTGACCATTGCCATTGTTCGCTGGTGCGCGGGTCGATCTCAACGACCTCAACGCCGATGCGCTTCAGCTCTTCAACGAAGACCGCCTCTTCTCGCTGGCCTCGATTGAACAGGCGCAGCACGCGACCGGGAAAGTTCGCGACCGTCGACCATCTGAACGAATACCAGATTGAGCGCGTGCACGGCCGGCCGATGATCGACGCGCCGAGGTGCTCTCTGAATCCGTTGCCGGCCCGGTCTTCCCAGCTCTTGAAGATCAGGTTGCGCGTGTTGTGCGTTGGCTCGGGCATTACCGCCATTCGTTTAACCTCATAAATTCAAACACGTCGCTCATGCCGCTCTTCTGCCGAGTATGTTGTGCTCCGGGTCGAAGACGTCGATCAATAGGTATTCTAACTGCGTGAGCTGCCTGTCAGCGAGGCTCGCGCCGTCGACATACAAGACCCCATCGAAGCATTTGTCTTTAATGTGTTGCCCTGATCTCTGTAATGCGCTCACTCGGCTTTGACCAATATAGACGACAGTCTCTTCGAGCATGAGCAGGTATATGCCCCTGCCGATGACGGGCGAGCGCGAGAATCTTATCTCTGAGATCGGCCCGCCTATATCGTAAGGAAAAAACTGATCGCCGTATAACTCGCAGTCTGCTGCGATTGAGACCATTCTGATCTCGGCCTTGATCTGGTCGGCAACGATCTTTCTCTCGCAATCTTCAGAGCAAGCGAAACGGGCGCTCGACGACGGCGGGCCGTCGTCGTCACTCTCATACTCTCGCAAGTCGCAGGGCGACCACGTCACGAGCGAAAGCTCGGGCGGATATGGCGCATATAATCTTGACGGGAAAGTTCGCCAACATCCACAACAATGGAGGTCATCGCGAGGGCCGAACTTTTTCGCGGCGCGACTACCTTGAAGAACTGCTGGAAGTTTTGCCATCACCAAGCCCTCCAAAGATCTCGCAGCAACCGCTTCTGCACGTAACGGTTCGCTCTGTTGTGAATGTGGCCGACGCTCATATACAAGTGAGCCTCAGCTTTCGGAATCTGGGCCGCCGGCAAAACGATCAGACCCTTCGCTTCTGCGCGCTCGGTCTCGATCACCTTGCGGGCGTCGCGGGCGTCGCGGTACTTGTTAGCCTTGCGGGTGAGCGCGTCACCGATGACATACATGAGCGAGCGCCTGAGTGGTGAGTAACCTTGCTCGATGCCTCGCTGCCCGGTCATGCGTCGCTGGCGTTCGCCGTTGATCACCGCCAAACCGAACCGTTTCCAGAGCTTCGACTCGTTCGAGTAATTGTCGAGCGGGCCTGACTCGCCGATGATCATAGCAAGGCCGAGCGGGCCGAAGCCGTTTATCGGCTCGGCAAACTCTTCCCAGACGGGCAGCTCTTTGACGACCTTCTTGAGTATGCGCTCGCGTCGCTTTTTCTCAGCCGTGAGCGGCTCACGCGCTTCGAGCATGGGGCCGATGTTCGCCGCAGCGATAACACCGAGCGGGTGCTCTTCGTTCTTGACGACGGCAGTGTAGAGCGCCTGGCCTTCTTTCGTACCGCCAGCAAGTCGCCGGCAGATGGACTTCGCCTGTAGCGTGATTCGCTGCTCTGCGCCCATCATGTCAGAGCGTGCGCGATGGTGCTCCCGCAGCTCTGCGCATAAGATTGCCCGGCCTAATCTGGTATGGTCGTCTCCGACGGCGCTATAGGGGGCCGGGCTTGAACCTGCAGCGGAACTAGAAGTTTGGTCGGTTTCGACAATGTAGAATTGACCGCTGCGTGACTGGACGCCTCCCGGCTGGGCGAGCTTTGATTGGCCCTTCTTAGGCACTACTCGGTCGGCCGGGCCGGGGGCGTTAATAGGGTGAGCGGCAACGCTGAGTTTGGCCGCCTTTGCGGCAATGGTTTTCTGACCGCTCATAATCCGAACCTCGTCGCGAGGTTGCTCAACTGTTGCTCACCGAACACTTCGGCGACCGTGCGGTTACCGACCCGGTAGAGCAGGTTCGCGTAGAACGCGCCGAGATTGCTCTCGTTGCGGGCTCGATCTTTGTGGTGATCGGCTGCGCGAGAGAGTAAGTCGCGGTTGGCATCACCGAGGCGTGAGCCGTTGAAGAGCTTCATGTCGAGCATGCTGCGACGGCCGGCTGCGACGAGCGCCGGGTCTGGTTGCCGGGGCTCGATCTTGACGACCTTAGTCGAAGGCGTCGGCTCTTTGGTGACGACGTCGGTCGCTGGCTTATCTAGCTGCTTGATCAGCTCCCAGATAGCGAGGTCTAACTTCGGGCGCAAGAGCGTCTTAAAGAGAACGCTGTCGGCCATCACTCGCCGCTCGATCGCTTCGGCGGCTTCGGTTCTGGTCGCTGACTCTTCGATGATTTTAATCGCCATCGAGCGCAGGCGTGTCAGAGCGAGCGGGTCTTTCTCAGTTTGCATCGCGAACCTCTCTGCGTTCTTCTGCGACGCCT